TGCTGTAGCTTCTTGAAATGCGTCATAAATACGTTTTGGTACAGTTCTGTTTTTTGGGAACTGTTCAGATAGTTCAAGCGCTTCAAATGGTGTCATAAATTTTTAAGAGATTGTTCTAAGGTTTCGTCTACCCATTTATACAAGCGTGGCGCTCTCTCTTGCAACCCTTCTGGATTAAAAACATACTGTACGAAAGATTCTGTAAATTGCTCAAGTGCATTCTTACGACTATATTCAGTTGGGTATGTCATTCCACCTAATTTACGGAACTGCTGACCAAGACTAGCTGCACCAGATTGATAGTGTATTTGGTGTCCCATTTCATGTACAAATGTAACAAACCAATCCGCGTCTCCGTCTAATGGCGCTGAGTTAGACCAAACTTCTCTGATTCCTTGCTCTATACCTTGTCTGTACCTTTCGTATTTAGTTCCTTTAAATTTGCTAAATTTGAAATTTGTTTCTAGTGTTTCTTGAACACTTGCTCTAATGTTTCTTGCAGCAATATTACCAATCTTTCTAGCATTAGTTTTCAATCTGGTATGCACCATTGCAGAGTTGAAAATCGTATAGCCGTGAGTACCGCCAGTTGCATTACCAAACAAATAGTTACTTACTTTTCTTGTAAAATCTTCTGGCTGACTCAATATACTACCACCAGCTTCTAGACTTTTTATACTGTTCTCGAATAAATTTTTATGACCAAGCCTTCTAATACCACTACCATTCCATAGTTTTTGCCAATCTCTAGTATTTGCCGATATGCTCTTCTCAGGTAAGTTGTTATTAATCCAATCAAATCTTTTAACAACAGTTTTATTAGACTCTGCAAAAGCCTTTAAATTTTTACCTTTCAAGAATCTCTCTCCTAAACTAGCTATTTGCATTGTTTTTTCATTTTGCATATTGAATTGGCTTACTATTTTTCCTTTTTTCATAAAAGTTCTCATCTTTTTCACATTTGTTGCTGTTAGACCGCCTAGTTTCTCTACGCTGTCGAGACTACTTTCTAAGAACTCCTGTATATCGCCTAATTTATTAGTTTCTAGCCATGTATCTACACCCTCAGTTGTCATAGTTGGTGAAGTTATAGCAGTTCTAGTTTTCTTAGCTGTTGCAACTGCTGTTTCTACTGGTTTACCTATAGGTGTTAATGGTATATTCTCAGGCTTACCATATCTAGCTTTAAGTTGAGTTAATGTAATTCGACTTCCATCAGCTCTAACAAACTTGGCTAGTGCTTGTCTCGGGTCGTTTTCTTTACCAGCTAATCGTTGAAAATATCTGAATGCACCTTCATATTTGTTAGTAGCTTTGTTTAGTTTGCCTCCTAGTATCTGCGCTTGTATCTTATTTGGCTGCGCTAATAGCCATTCGCCATAGTTCATGCTGGCTGGCATCTTAACTGCTATCCCTGAAAAGTCTGACGGCCTTTGTCCGATACCTTTAGGTGGGTCGAAAGGCAAGTTGTCATAGTCGATCTCAGGAACAATAGTTGACCTACAATTAAAATGTTGTGGTGGTTTTGGTCCATCTTCGTAGGTAAATATCCTTCCATCTAGAGCGCTACAGACAGCAGACGTTCTACTATCTAGAGTTGCTACGTATCTATATTTCTTCGTTACATCACTATTAGCTTTATATACATTTAACGCTGCAGTGTTAGAAACTTGATTAATGCTAGTTCTGACTAGGGTTCTAACCTGATTGATAGGTGGAGTCGTTAATATTCCTCCTTTTTGTGCCATTTGTAAGATATTTGCAGTATCTTTGGCCTTGCTATTACCTAGCAATCTACGTGTTATTTGTGCAGTAGATTCCCCAACTAGCAAACCATCTTCTACGCTACTTCTAAATAATTGGACAGAGTTCTCAGCTATTCTGTTAAATGCCTGCTGCATTATGTTGCCATTAGGTAATGACATAGCAGCACCTAGATTGTCAGATAGGCTAGTTTCTCCTAAAAATCTGGCTAGTTGCTGGCCTACAGCTCTAGATTTAATCTTTGTAGGGTCAACAGTTACAATACTTTCCGCAAACTTAGGGCTAATTTGGATTCCATTGATCTGTAAATTAGCTTTTGCAGCGCTTGGCACTAATTTTTCTAGTTGATTCTCTATAAAACCAGCCTCTACTTTAGCTAGTTCTTGCAACTCTCCAATAACGTGCTTATTGGCATACTTTTTCCAACCGCTAAGACTTTTCTCCATCTGCGCCACTATAGACCGCAATCTATTGGCTCTGTACGAATCTCCTAGTCCTACTCTTTCTAGTGAAGCTATTTGTTGAACAGAATCAACACATATATCTACAAATCTACGTGCTATGTCTGTAGAAACCTTATTGCTATACCTATTCAGGTCTAAAGCATTTCTGAATATTGCCTCTGGCAAAGCCATTTATCATTCTTCCTCTTGCTCTGCAGCTGGCTCTTCTTCAGGCTCTGGTGTTTCTGCCTCCGTATCAATCAAACCGCCCATCTGAGTTGCTTCTATCTCCTCCTCAACGTCAAACTCATCTCCTAGTACTTCGCCTTGTGTTAATTGGTCTAGTAATGTTTTTTGTGTAATAGTTCCAGCTGTATAGAGTTGTAACAATGATTGGATTTCTTTAGGCTCTAATCTAGTGCTTAAGAAGTCTCTATTAACAAAACTACTGCCAATCTCAGTTGTATTAAGTAACTGCGCGTGGAATACTAAGGAGTTGTCTATTAAATCTTGCATTTGTTGCGCAACTACCATCATAGTTGAGTCTCCTTGTGACCTGTCTATCTTTTTAGCCTCTGCTGTCTCTGCACTTAGCTTTTGGCCTAGTACTGCAGCCAAGCCTAATTCATTGATTTGTTTTTCTAGCTGTTCTAGCCTTTGGAATTGAGAATCAAACGATCTACCAGTTGGCTCGATATACTCTGCCCTCCCTTCTGCTGGAAAGGCTATTGCTTCATTGGGTCCAGCTGTAACCTCTTCAGAACTTTGCGGAAAGCCAAAGAAACCAAGTAAGGGAACTGCTGATATGTGTAGCTGGTTATCTAAATCACTTTGAACTTGATACGCTTTGATATTTAACTCTGCAATATCTTCTAGTGGCGGTCTAGATTCCATTAAAGTAAGCCTATTTGCATAAGCTACAGAGAAAGGTATCTCGGATAGTGTTGTTTCGCCTTCATCTACTACGACAAACTTGCCATTATCGTTCTTTCTGTGGATTTCGTACCTACCTTGATATAGCACCCTTACTTGCGTTACTTCTTTTTCACCATAATCACCTTCAGGCTCGATTATCTTTTCTAGTAGCCTTAACTGTGTAAATGTAGTCTTGCCATCTATTACTTCAGTTCTATAGCCTAATATCTCTCTTGGAGTATAAGTAACCCAATATGGCCTACCGTTACCATCTTGCGGTACATCAACTAGGACTCCAACGTGACCATAACGAATCATTTTACGTGCAGCTTCGTATGTCCATACGTTTAGATCGTTACCTTGTAAATCTACATCGAATAGCTGTTCTCTTTGCACGTCGCCAACATCTTGAAGTTTTACTGGCTTTCTAGTCAGCATACCCGCAAGCATTCTTTCTAATCTTTGGAAATAAGGTGGACAAGTACTTCTAGCTAATCTATTTTCGTATGCATCGTCTTGTTCTCTAGGTTCTTGAGGTAAATATCTGCGGTGCTTCATTCTTATCTCATACGTACCGCCTGCTAAGTCCTCAATCATTAGCCAGTGTGGTTCTTGATTAAACCAAGTCAAAGATGGGTCATTAACGTCAGTTGTGTATCCTGTCCTTTCTCTTGTAAATTTTCTTCCGTAGGCGCTATACACAATAGAACTCCAAACTTTTAAACATAGTGTAATCCATTAATACAATCTAACACCAGTTCGTTTACCTGATCTTGCATAAAGTGGGTTAAACTCTCGCCAGATCAAATAGCCTAGTGCGTCATTCATGTGGTCGTAGCCAGCTTCTTTATCTGGTTCTCCCTTTTCAGTATAACTCTGTAATTCGAGACATTCGATTAAGCGTTTGCAACTGGCATATATGTGTAGACGTACTTGTCCTTTTCCGTTACATAACAAACCCTGTACGGCAGAAACCCTGTCTCGTATTGGCGGGTTGCTTTTAGCGGAAAGGTTCGAGTACCCATAGGTCTCGAGTATTTGTATGTCTGTCTTTGTAGCATTAGTACTTCGATTTCCTCCTGTAGCATCTGGGTAAACGTAAACCCTACGATTAGGGTATCTACGCTGTATTTCCTGTGCAAGTGCGTCTGTATCATGGGCTGACGCTATTTCATCAATTATTAACAGTTTTTCTCCTAACTTAACTCCTATAATCGCACTCATATTGCCAATATTGAAGTCGATTCCTATTCTTAATGGCTCGTTACTAATATCTGGAATCGTATCAACAATGTTATCTTCTCTTACAAATCTGTCATAAACCTGACCAGTTGTAAGGTTAGTAAACTCTCCATTGAGATAGGCCTGCAGCATACTAGGGTCGTAGTTTGCTTGCATTCTTTCTATAAAATCTTCTGGCAAGTGCGGGTTGTCTTGCGTTCTCATCTTGATTAACATTCTATCCGTTCTCTCTTGCGCTGCTTCGGAACCAAAGGTATTCCACATCCATCTAAAACCCTCTGGTGTACTTGCTGCGCAAAACTGCCTGACATTACCAGCTCTTAATCTTCCCAAAATCTTAGGAAAGGCTCTATCGCACACAGATGGCGAAACAGTGTCGATTTCATCTGCTAACACAAAGGCCAAGTTAAGACCG